TCTTTCATTTTGAAAGGGAGAAGTAACATTCTCCAACCAGTTGGTTGAGGTAATCTATCTGATTCTTTTGATTTTAATCTATCGTAAGTTTTTTGTTCTTTATCTTCTATTTCTTTGTTTTCTTTTTCGTACTTATCTGCCAAAGCATATTTAATCTTTGGATTTTCCGAATTTGATAACGCTTCCTTTTTCGTCATGTTGCTCCTTCTTATTTAGCAGGTTAGAGATATCCTGAGATATTTTATAATAGGCATGTGCCTGACCCATCATATACTTATATTTTTCCATATTGTCAACACTACCAGAAATCATAGCGTCACCAATTTGTTGATATTGTTCTTTAAGTTCTCTTTGTATTTTAGTTATTAGTGTCAATTCGTCCATTTGCTTTTTTACCTTTATTTATACCTTTCTTAATAATGTATTCTTGTGTTCCATTAGCACCTGTTTCGACTTCTTTTCTAAGAGTTTTAAACAGACTTTTTTGTTTTTCTTCTTTTTGTTTTTCTATTGAAAAAGCTTCTAATAATTTTGTATCCCGCATAACACATACTATCTATTTTTAATGTTAGATTGTCAAGACTACCAAAAAATTTATATACCAATTTATCTAACATTTCCATCTTCTCCTAGCTTGTCTTATTCTAGAATTAGGATCATTTCTTGTTTTAGCCGATGAATTTCTAAGTTGCCCTGCTGATCTTGCACAATACGATTTTCTACGTTTTGCATCTTTAGAACCTTTTTTAACTTTACCAGTTACAGCTGTTTTTAATTTACTACCGGGATTTGCTCTTCTATAAGCTTTGACACCTTTAGATGTCATACCTGCACCAGATTTAGTAGGTCTGTAGTTTGCTCCAGGTCCTTTTGTAGTTTTTCTTATTGTCATTTTCTTTTCTTAGTAAATGTTTTTACGTTAGTTGGTTTGCCTCCCGGATTACCCGCAGCTCTTTTTCGTTTGACAGCACTCGCCTTTTGCGAGCTTGACATCCGTGTGGCTTTTGCAAGTGGGACGCATTTTGGATATTTCCTCTTTGAGCCTTTGCTTCTCCCGCAAGGTTGATACTTCCCGTTCTTCTTCGGAGCTCCAATGTCTACCCATTTCTCGTTTACCCATTTTCGTAAACCACCTTCAGCCATTATTTTCTCTTAGATTTTTTCTTTTTTTTTCCACCTGGTGTAACTTTACCAGAACAGACAGCTGATCCGTACATGTTTGCGTACGCAGAGGGGTAAACTTTAAATTTACGCTTTGCCGCTGCTTTACCTTTTGCACAAAGTTTTGCCATTATACTCTACATCCTTTTTTAAAAAATTTTCTTCCTTCTAGAGCTGCTATACGCGCAGGTTTCTTCACCTGTTTCTTTTTTTTCTTGCCTTGCATAGAGGCAATAAGTTTTTGTATAGCTTTTTTAGATCTGGCCATTACTTATTTATTTTTCCAGATTTTTTAGCTTTAGAACCAAACTTACCATAAGACTCATCTCTTGATGCTTTCAATTGCTTTGGAGTTCTTTTCTTTTTAATTCTCATTGCAATAGATTCATCTTTTCTATCTTTGTAACCTTGTTTCTTTTTTTTAACAGAGCCACCTTTTTTATACATAGCTCCGCCTCTCATACCCATGTCATCTTTGTAGTAACCAGATTCCATGTCTTTTCTAGCAGTAGACATTGATCCACCACCCATTGCTCCTGCACGTCCACCTTTGTTAAATCTGAATCTTGCAGGTCTTACATTGTTTTGTCTCATAGTTTTTCTCCTTATTTTTTTCCGTTACGGAAAATTTGTGTACCCTTTATACCATAAATACTCGCCACGACAAGTATCCACAAATTTGTGAACCATGAAGGGAGCGCCTGGAAATGCTCAAAGAACACTTTTATCTTGTCCATGGCTTGCACGTCATCTGAAAAGACTCCATACGCTAGCACCACGATGGGCAACGTGAGAATTATCAAAACCGCCTCGTCCTTGTAATCTGCTTGTCTAGCTTCTAAAAGTTTTCCCTGGTAAGCTTCCTCACCACGGGCTTGCTTTTCTGCATGCAATAATTGTGCATCAGACATAGCGATTTTTGCCCTCTGCTTGTTAGCATAAATTTTACTTCCAGCAGAAACGGCTAATTTAATTGCCGATAACCACATACTAGTACCAAGTTGCTGTTTTCTTTTTGTCTTTTAGCATTCTTTTAGTTCCTCTAACTTCTGTTTTGTCTCCAGTTGGTATGTAGTTTCTTGGCATACCATTTGCAGTCGTAACAGATCTCGGATCCAACTCAATATTTTGAGAGGGAATGCCTATTTCAGACGCTTTAAAAGATTCTTCTTTTTTAGCCATAGTTTTCTCCTTATTTTTTACGTAACTTACCTAATGTTATAGCAAATCTAGCTCTTTGTCCAAGTTTTCCTGGTTTCTTAGCCGCTGCTTTTAATTTAGACTTAGGAATTGTCTTACCTTTTTTAATTCCAAGAGATTTTCTTAACGAACCAGGTTTTTTTATTGCTTTTTTTATAAATCCACCTTTTTTAGCTCCATCTCTACTTGCCATCGCTTTAGCAATAGCTCTTCCTCTGTTTTCTTCGTAAGAAGTAAGTTTTCCATCACCATCTAAGTCTGATTTTTTCTTATTTATCATCTGTTTTCTCCTTCATATTTTTCTATTTCAACACTTGGCATCATTTTATCTACATTTGGAATAGATTTGCTCAAGACTGTCTTTTCAATTGATGTATCAGCTCTTAGTTTTGCTAATTCTTCATTCTGTTCCAACTTATTATCATGATTTTGTTGGTTCATCATAGTTTTCATACGATCAAGATTGATTCTTTCCTGACCTTCAACTTTTTTACGTTCATTATCAGCTGCTCTAAGATCTAATTCTCTTGCTCTTAACTTAGCAATTGGGTCATTACCAAAACCAGATGTAATTTCTCTTTCTTCTTTTAAGAATTCTTCCATCATCTCAGCAATCAACACAGCTTTTCTAGCTTCAATACGTAGGGTTAACTGTCTAAGTTGTTCTGCAACTTGTGGATTGGCTTGAGCCATAGCTGCCATCTGTTGCATTTGTGGAATTTCATCTTGAAACTCTATTTCAATCTGTTCTTGTGCCATTAAACTTATGTGCTCCATAATATTTTTTTCCATAGCAGCCATAATCATTGGATTATTTTGTGCCATGTTAGTCGCCATAAAATTTAAGTGTGAAGTCATGTGTGCTCTATGATCTTGACCTGGAAATGCATTAAATGGTTTACCAGATAAAGCCATAATGTTTTCTACAGCAGGATCCATTGGAGCAGGTGGTTGAGGTTTAACTAAAACCTGATCAATATTTTTTACACCTAAAGCTTCATACATATTTCTGTACGCTGCATACATATTGTGCATTTGTGGATTAGAGGTTGCCAGCTGCAACTCTGTTTGTGCGAGGGAAATACGCTGAGTCTGTGAAAAGATGTTGGGATCAGCAACTGGCAAAATATCTACCCGATCATCAAAATCGGTTTGTTTAACAAACCTTTGACCCCCAACTACGTCGTACGGATATTCCGGTGGTAGATATAACTTGAATACTCTTGCTAATAATTTGAATTCTTGTTTTAGCGAAGAGTAAATTCTTTTGTGAATAGCTGACATAGTTCTAGAACCACGTTCTAATAACGCAACTGTAGTTCCAACTGCAGCTTGTTGATTGCCATCACCAACTTGTAGATCAGCAATTGATGCAAATCTTTGACCAGCATTAACTACAATACCCATTAAGTTTAATAATGTAGCTGATGGTTCTTTGAATGGTAACATCATAAATGAATCTTTTAAATTTCCACCCGGTGCATCAACATCTCTAAATTCACCTGGTTGGATTGATTGTGCATCATCTCTAATTCTAATACCACGCATTTTAAATCCTGCTGGTAAGTTAGATAAAGTTCCTGCATCCAACAATTGACGGAGTGCTGCAGTTGCAGTTCTGCTCAAACCGCCAATCATATGGATTAAACCAAAGCCATAAAAGCCTAGTCCTGGAAGAAACTTAAAATGAGTAAAGTATGGTATTTTATTTTTATCTGGATCACCAATTTCATAATTACGTCTAATAGCTAAAACACTTCTTGTAGCTTCATCTATTGTTACTATGTATGGAATTTTAATTCCTGATGGCTCACCACTTTCAGGATCTGCATCTTCAAAACCTTCAATATCTAAATTAACATGACATTCTAAAATAGTATAAACATCATCGTCTTGAGTTTTTCTTTGACCTTCGAGTTCTCTCTCTTTTTTTTCAACGTCATCTTCTGTTTGTCCCGGTGTACCTAATTCAATATCTAAATAGAAACCTGCAACTTGTTGTTTTCTTAAATCGTTTTTAGAAATTTTTACCCGATGGATGATTGCCTCTGCATCGTCTAATGAGGTAGCCGTGTAGGGTACAATCAAATCATCTGCCGGTACGAACTTTGATGTCGCTTTTTTAGATAACTCATC